TGCAACAACTGCTAGAATGACATTTGCTGCTAAGTTCTCAAGTGCGAGTGGAACATTTGATGCAGACGAAAAGATTTCAAATTCTGCTGGTGCTTGTGGTAAAGTAGTAGAATGGGATGCTACAAACAGTATCCTTTATTATCAACAAGAAAGATTTGGTGATTATGGAACAAATTCAACAACAGGAGCCTATACTGCATTTAGTGGAACAGGAACAATAACTGGTGGCACTTCAGGTGCAACTGGAACACCTTCTACTTCTGCTACCGAAACGGTAACACTTGCAAACAATAATACAATCGCATTTACCTCTGGTTATGCAAACCCAGAGATGCAACCAGATAGTGGCGACATTATTTACATAGAGAATCGTAAACCAATACAACGTGCTTCTGACCAAACGGAAGACATTAAATTAATAATTGAGTTTTAAACATGGCACAGAAAACTGACCTAAATGTAGCACCGTATTATGATGATTTCGATAGTACGGATAATTTTCATAAGATTTTGTTTCGTCCTGGCTTTGCTGTTCAGGCAAGAGAGTTAACACAACTCCAATCTATATTACAAAATCAAATTGAAAGACACGGTAATAATATATTCAAAGATGGCACAGTTATCATACCAGGCCAGTTGTCTTTTTCAAATTCTTATCAGTCAATAAAACTTACATCTACTTTTGGTAGTGAAGATGTAGTACCAGCACAATATTATAACGCATCAAGTCCAGTAATTATTACAGGTGCAACCTCTGGTGTTCAAGCAGAAGTGGTTGGATATAGAGATGGAACATCTACAACACAACCAACTTTATATGTAAAGTATACTAAAACTGGTTCTGATTTTGCAACAGAAACATTTAGCGACTCAGAAAATATTAGTGCAAATGTATCTATAACACACACAACTGCTTATGCTTCAAACATTGCATCTGCAACAACCCATACATCAGCTGCACAAACTGGGTCAGCAGTAAAAGTTGAGTCTGGTATCTATTATGTTCGTGGACAATTCGTAAGGGTTGCAGAGCAAACATTAGTATTATCCGACAGTTCAACAACCGTTTCAAAAAGAGTCGGTTTTACTATTTCAGAAACATTAGTCACACCAGAAGTAGATACTACTCTTACAGACAATGCAACTGGTTCATCTAACTATGCAGCCAAAGGTGCTCACAGATTAAAAATAGAATTAACACTTGCAAGTTTAGACACAACTTCTACAGCAGATTCAACTTTCTTAGAAGTAATGAGAGTATCAAGTGGTATTGTTGCTAATAGTGCAAGAAATACAGAGTATTCTGTTTTAGGTGATACACTTGCAAGAAGAACATTTGATGAGTCTGGTGATTACACAGTTAGACCTTTTCAATTTGACATGAGAGAAACTGTAGACTCTACTGTTGCAAATATAGATTTTGATGGTGTGTATGCTAGTGGTGCTACCACAGATGATGGTAATACTGCATCAAATGATTTACTAACTCTTGCAATTACACCAGGCAAGGCTTATGTAAAAGGTTATGAGATTGAAAAAATTGCAACAACATATAAAGATATAACTAAACCTAGAGACACACAAACAGTTAATGCTGGTATATCCGTTTTTGAAACTGGTAATTTTGTCAAGGTAACAAACGTATATGGTACACCAGATATAACTTCTATAGCTGGAGAAACAACACCATATAATACATTAGGATTATTTAGTCTTGGAACTACAACAAGAGGTGCTGCATCTGGAAAACAAGTTGGTGTTGCAAGAGCTCGTACTATGCAATACGAATCTGGTGATGCAAATGCAACAGATGCTATATTCAGATTATATCTATTTGATATTCGTCCATTCACTTATATAACTTTAAGTGATACACCAAGCCCTACACTTATCGCATCTCATTCAAATGGTGGGGTTCAAATGACAGGAGTAACCTCTGGTGCAACAGGATTTGTACATGGAGCTTTAACAACTGGAACTCAACTTGTTCTTACAAATGTAGTTGGTACGTTTTCTTCTGGAGAAAAACTAACTGCGTCTGATTCAGCAGAAACAGGATTGATTATAGAGAATGCTGCAAATGCAGACCTAACAATTAGTAGTATAATATCACACACATTTGCAGATGTAAGACAAATCTTTATGAATGATGCTGATGCTGGTCAAGATTTTACTGCTGATTGTGTATTAGAATTTTTAGGTGATACAGGACAGATAGTTTTAAATGGTACTGACGCAAGTTCAACAAATGCAAATGACAATATTGTTTTAGAAGAAGATAATTCTACAACACTTTCAAGAGAAGTTGTTAAAGAAGCTAAAGTTAAAAGTCCAGAAAAAAATCAATCATTATTTAAATTACCCAAAAAAGTTATTAATACTCTATTAACAGATGACAATGATAATGCAAGTGATTCACAGATAACAGTTCGTAGACAATTTATAGGCACAACAAATGCATCTGGTGTGGTTGCGTTTACTGCTGGTAGTAATGAAACATTTGTTGCTCACGCAGAAAAAGATTACACCTTGTCAGTTCTTACTGCTGGAGATGGTTCAGCCGCACAAGGTGAGATTGTTAGTATTGCCGATACAATGGCTGGTAACGGTACTGCAACTCTTACGATTACTGACGACACAAAATTTGGAGATAGTGCAAAGGTAAAACTAATTGCAACCCTTCTAAAAACAAGTGTCGCATCAAAAGTTAAAACAACAAATCTTGTTAAACAATTAAAAGTTGATGTGGGTGCTACTCATGCATTTGGAACAAGACCAACAGATACATCTATTTCACTAGGACGTACAGATGTATTTAAATTAGTTGGTGTGTTTGACTCAGAAGATACAAGTGCAGATGCAACTGCTCCAGAATTAACACTTGGTACAATCACAGGAACATTTACTAGAGGTGAACTTATAACTGGTTCTTCCTCTGGTGCGAAAGCAAGAATTATTGATACAACAAGTCCTATGTCCTATGCACTTACAAAAGGATTTGGTGCAACAGATTTTACAACTGCTGATACAATCACAGGAGATTCTTCTGGTGCAACTTCAACTGTTACTGCTCTAACAGCTGGAAGTAAAGTTATAACAAATTACTTTACCCTAGATACAGGACAAAGAGATAACTATTACGACATTGCAAGAATAGAAAGAAAACCTGGCTTCAATGCACCTAGAGGTAGACTGTTAGTAATATACGATTACTTCTCACACTCTGCTGGAAGTTACTTCTCTGTAGATTCTTATTCAGACGTTGCTGGTAGAATGGGTTATGATGACATTCCAGTTTATAGTGCAACAAAAGTTGACCCAGATGACCAAGAACCAAGTGGTGAATTTCCTCTTGCAGATTGTTTTGACTTTAGACCTTCTGTAGAAGATATTGCTGGGGCATCAACAATAGTTACAAACATTGATGAAATTACAGGAAACTCATTTGATTTCTTTTCAAGACAATATGATGGTTCAGGTGCTACGGTTGTAGATAGTCCTCAACCAGATAGTAACCTTCAAGCTGATTTTGAATTTTTCTTAGGTAAATTTGCAAGTGTATTCTTAACTGCAACTGGTATTGTAAAAGTTATAGAAGGTATATCTGCTGAAGAACCAGTTGAACCTAAAGATATTGATAACGCAATGAAACTTGCAACATTATTCTTACCACCATTTACATTTACACCAGAGAACGTATCAATCAAAAGATATAAAACTCAAAGATTTACTATGAGAGATATTGGAAGATTACAAAGTCGTATCCAAAATGTTGAATACTATACTGCATTGAGTCTTTTAGAAAGAGATGCAGAATCATTTGAGATACAAGATGCGAATGGATTAAACAGATTTAAATCTGGGTTTATAGTAGATAATTTTGGTGGTCATAGAGTTGGCAATACTGTAGACAAAGATTACAAATGTGCAATTGATATGCAAGAACATGAACTTAGACCTAAATGTGTAATGAGGTCTGCAACTTTAGCAGAACAAGCAACTACGGATACTGCAAGGTTAACTGCTAATTATCAAAAAACTGGTGATTTATATACACTACCATATACAAATAAAGTTATGGCTGAAAACTCATTTGCAACAACAGTAGAAAATGTTCAACCATTTTTAAGATTTTCTTGGGTAGGAATAATAAATTTATCACCATCTGGAGATGAGTGGTTTGAAACAGAAGTAGCGCCTGCATTAATTGTTAATGTTGAGGGTAACTTTAATGCAGTATTGGCAGCAAATTCAAACAGAATAGGAACAGTTTGGAACGCATGGGAAACTCAATGGAGTGGTGTTGTATCAACAGAAAGAGTTAGAGAGTGGAGAAGAAATCATGGTCATGGTTCTTTGGGTTTTGCTGAAATTTTAGAAACAACTAGGTCAGAGTTAACAAGAACTGGTTTGCGAAGTCAAGTGGTAGAAAGAATAGATGAAGAATCACAAGGGTCAAGAGTTATATCCAAAGCATTAATACCCTTTGTTCGTCCAAGAAATGTTACTATAGAAGGTTTTGGATTTAAACCAAATACTAGATTGTATGCTTTTTTCGATAAGAAAGATGTAAATCCATATGTAACACCTTCAGATGCAGTATATACTTCTGATACAACTATTGCAGCTGCAAGTCCTTTAATCACAACTGACTCAGGAAAAATAGAATGTACTTTTGCAATACCAGAACATAGATTTGCTGGTCAAGAAAGTGTTCCAAAATTTCAAACAGGAGAAGTTGAATTTAGATTAACTTCAAGTACAACAGATGATAGAAGTAAAGACCCAATTACAGCTGGTCAAGCAATCTATCACGCAGTTGGTATTTTAGAAACTGAACAAGAAACAATTATTGCAACAAGAAATGGTACATTTTTTCAAGACCAAGTAAATCAATCTGAAACTAGAGAAACAACTCGAACATTTACAGAATCCACTGGCTATTCTGACCCACTTGCACAAACTTTTTTATGTGATGAAGAAGATGGTTCGTTCATAACTAAAGTAGATTTATATTTTGCATCTAAAGATGAAAATCTTCCTATTAATGTACAAATAAGAAATGTTGTAAATGGATATCCAGGCAAGAAGATACTTGCATTTGGTCAAAAAACTTTAGAACCAAGTGAGGTTAACGTATCAAGTGATGCAACTAGTGCCACAACTTTTACTTTTGATTCACCAATTTATCTTAAAGAAGGTCAAGAGTATTGTATTGTTGCTATGACACAAAGTTTAAATTATAAAATGTGGATTTCTGAATTAGGACAACTAGATGTTGGTGGTTCAAGAACTGTTTCAGAACAACCATTTCTTGGTGTGTTATTCAAATCTCAAAATAATTCTACTTGGAACGCAGTCCAATCTCAAGATATGAAATTTACTTTATATAAAGCTGACTTTACTATAGGAAGTGGAACACTAACATTAACAAATGATAATATCGGTGATGAAGTAACTGCTGAAGATGGAACAACTACTGTTTATGCTAGACGACTTTTATCAAACCCAATTGTGTTATCAACCACTTCTACTGCATGTCAAGTAAAACATAAAGACCACGGCATGTATGCAACAGCTAATAATGTTAAGATTACAGGAGTGAAGTCTGAAATATCTACAACACTAAATGGTGCGATTACTGCTGCTGCAACTTCCTTGACACTAACTTCAGGCACAGGATTTGTTGCTAGTAACAGAAGTTCTAGATGTTATGTGAAGATAAATAATGAGATTATGTTTGGAACTATCTCTGGAACTGGATTATCAAGTATTACAAGGGGTGACGACAGTACAACGGCCGTTGCACACGCAACTGGTTCTACAGTAGAATTGTATCAGATACTTGGAACACCATTAGATGAGATTAATAAAACACATACTGCAATTGCAAACATACAATTAGATTCTTACACAGTATTATTATCTAACGCACCAACAATTACAGGTGCAACAACTATCGCAGAGGTTGGTGGTATTGGTGTATACGCATCTGAAAATTATAGATACGAAACAATCAAGACTCTGATAGGTGCAATGGAATTACCAGATACAACACTAAGCGCTAAGATACGAACAACAACTGGTACAAGTCCATCTGGTGCTGAAAGTTCTTTCTCTACACTATCAACTGGAGTTGCATTTCCTCTAAATGAAAACTTTAATTTTGATACTACAAGGATAGTTGCTTCTTCTGTAAATGAAACAAATGAGCTAAGTGCTGCTAAATCATTATTCATTCCAATTACTTTATCAACAACAAAAAGTAATGTATCACCAGTTATTGACTTGGGCAGAAAGTCTATGATTTGTATTGGTAATGTTCTTAATAATATAGACAGTTCTTCAGATGTTTATCCTACCTCAGATTATGTTCCATCAACAGAACCAGAGGGTGACCAAAATGCATTTATCTATATTACAAAAAGAGTCGCATTAGAAAATCCTGCTACTGCATTAAAAATATTCTTTGCTGCTAACAAACACTCTAGTTCTGATATAAAACTTTTGTTTAAAATATTAAGGTCTGATTCTTCTGACGATTTTAATGACTTAGGATATGAATTTTTTAATACAACAGGAACTACAGATATTATTACACCATCATCTTTAGATTCAGAAGATTTGCAACAATATGTTTATACTGCTGGAGTAACAGATGATGGTATTGGAACTCCACTTCCAGAGTTCATTCAATTTGCGATTAAGATTGTTGGACAGGGAACTAACGCAGCTCAACCACCAAGAATAAGAGATTTAAGAGTAATAGCATTGGCAACATAATATGACAGAATATGTACAGGTAAAAAATAAAGATGATTTGGTTAGGGATACACACTCTAATGCAATTGTAAATAATAATAAGAGTGCATACGAACTTGCAAAGAAACGAGCAGAGGCTGCACAAAAACAAAGAGATGAAATAAGAAGTGCGACTCGTGAGATAAATACTATAAAGAATGAAATGCATGATATTAAATCTATGTTAAAAACTTTATTGGATAGAAACTAATGGCAATAACATCATCACAAGTAGGTACAGCAAATACTCTAGAACAATTTAGAGTACAGTTTAATAATCTTCAGACAGACGTATCTGG